GGAAGGTTTAAAAGCTGCACCTGAATTAATCGCAACTGAAATGATGCGGGCAGACTATGCAAACAAACAGGTATTAGCAGACACCTCTGATGTTTTGCGTAACGTCGGCAATAAACTGGATGCGGCCTTATTGAAAAAATCCGAAGGGTTTAAACAATCACCGGAACAATTGGCGCATGTAATGGAACTGGCAGGTATTAACACCCCTACCCCGCTTCCTAAAATGCCCGTGGTTGAAACCATCCAGAGAATCTATGCCGATGTGAAGGCCAGCGGTGCAACGTCTCAGGAAGCGATTCAGGCGGCGGTATTTGATGCTTATGCACGCATCCCTGCCCCGGCGGAACTGGACGACAAAGACCTTGCCAAGGTATCGGACAAGATCACGGACAAGCTGATAGCAAAGACCCCTACTCCATCAGTGCCGGTCAACCAGAAACAGGGTGCAACTGGCCTGCATAACCCCGCGTTGGGAACGGCTGAGGAACACTATTCGCTACCCTTACCAGTGAGCAAAAATGACGCAATGCAACAATATGGAACGGATGGAACGGATGGAAGCGTTCCAAACGGAACGGAACGGAACGCTATGGAACGGGTTGGAACGGGTGAAATAGAAGCGTTCCATAGCGTTCCAACCCGTTCCACCGAGAAGGGCGGAAGCGTTCCAGACACCAAGGAAGAGGGCGCAAGCATCGAAAATAACGCTGAAAACTTTGAGAAAATGCGCAAGGTTTTTGAAGAAAATGAACTACTTGAAACAGGTAGAGAAGTGTTCTGCCCAGTGTGTACCGTGCCGTTCCTGAAGAAGCGTTCCAACCAACGGTTCTGCTGCACAAAAGACAAAGCACATTACTGGAAGCTCGCCAAGCGGAACGGATACCGTGGCAAGGAACAGAACGGAACGGATGGAACGGATTAAACGGAACGGATGGAACGGAACGGAACGGAACGGATGGAACGGATGGAACGGAACGGATGGAACGGATGGAACGGATGGAACGGATGGAACGGAACGGAACGGATGGAACGGAACGGATGGAACGGAACGGATGGAACGCTTCATCCGTTCCACTTCAAAAGAAGCGTTCCACCAGTATTTAAGTATTATTTTATAACTAACAACCCCGCGAAAGCGGGGAAGGAAACAACAAAATGCCAAGACCAGCGTATTTAGTAGTGACATGCCACCCGACTGACAACACTGGATTCTACCCAGCAGCTACTGGAAACTTTACGGGAAGCAGCAAAGGAGCAAACCACATGATCGACCCTGATAACATCGGGCTGGATGATGAATCCGTGCCACTGGAAAACCGCCTTGCCTGGACAGCATGGCTTGCCGTGCAAAAACAGGATAGGGCTACCGTATCCCCATGCAAGTTCCGGTTAATGCTGTACGCAGCAGCCGTTGCAGCGGTTATTACCTACCTCTGGAGATGGCAATGATGGAAAAAGCACAATACCTACCGATTAAATGGCTCAAGCTGGAAAAGTTTTGTGAAAGTACCGGCGAAACCCGTGGTAGCGTCCAATCTCTACGTTAGTATCGAAGCCTATAACCGTTGGGTAGAACACGGTCTAAGCAAAATAGAAACCCAACCCCAACCATTGAACTTGGGAAAATCGCCGACGGGGTGCGCATTCGTGCGTACCCCAGCGGCAAGATGCGCCTGGAGATTCAGTTTCAAGACACCGAAGACTTCGGCAACTTTTCGCCTTAGCCTTAATCCCTTTTGAACAGGGTGTTAGACATCCTCAGACTCAACAATACCGCCTTGCCGATCAGCTTTTATAAAGCTGGCAGACCCAGCGACAATGGCGCATATCAAGAGAGGGCGTGCTTTGGCTGTTTCGCTTGCCCAGTCAAATAAAGCTCTGCGCGATACATTGCTTGTTGATACAAGATGCGCCTCTAGTTGTTGTAGTGTTATGCCATTGTCTTTGCATAGCTCAGCTAATGTTCCGGCTCTCATTCTGCTTTACCTGCAAAGCCAAGTTCGCGGGCAACATTCAAAAAATCTTCGAGGTCTGTTGCATCGTCATACATTGGGTCTAATCCAAGCTCGGTCATAACTTCGCAGTATTCTTCATCAGACATTTCTACCACGACGGCTTCCATTCCCATGCTCTCCCATGCCGCCAAGCGGTGGCTTCCACTGTATGCTCGGTCGCCGCATACCAATACAGGTGGCAGCTCCCCGCCGTTTTTCAAAATTTCGATCATTGCTTCTAGTTTTTCTTGATCTCTTACTTCGTGTGGTGGTTGGTAGTACATTTTTTGGTCTCCTGTTGTGTTGTCGATAAGTGCATATTACGCACTATTTTCCATTGATGCAACAAGAAAATGCACATCAGTACCCAAGCTTGTTCGTGTTGCGGGAGCATTTCCGTCGACAGTCCGAAAGGTAGGGCAGGGCTTGGAATAAGGGAATGGATGTGTGCCGACTGTGGCACGCTGCACGACAGAGATGTCAATGCAGCACGCAACATTCTCGCGGCTGGGCATAGCCGTCTCGCAGGAGGAATCCCCGTCCTTTAGGGCGGGGAGGATGTCAACCTGATTGCAAAAGGATGATGTATAATGGACGAGCACGGAATTATGCACAGGAGTTTAAGCCATGAGCCAGCCAACAACCTACCAACCAAAAGGCAGAATGTGCGCAAGCTGCGTGCATTTTTTTCGGAACTGCTCACACCTAAAATTTGCCGAAATGCCAGTTATCGAGACGGATAAAAAAACAGGCGTGAAAATTGTTAAGTGCACGGAGTATGAACGGTGATTAGTAACATTTACGCGCCGTTGCTTCCATAGTCAAAAAACTCCAATTCCGCCAATTCCGCAGCGATTAAATCAGCGTTATGCGCTAAATACCCGTTGATTACGTCCGCATCTGACTCCCATTTAAACCCATGCGGGGTTTTGCTTTTGTCAAAATCCTTATCAACTAATGTTACTTTGCTGTCGATAACTGTCCAAAATTCTTCGCAAATCATCCAGCTTGTATCATCGTTTTGTTTACACCACATATACCACCCCCTTAAACTAGGGTTACTGTTGAGTTGGGAAAATCAGCCAAAATAGCAGGTGCTACTAAAGTAGACGTACTAAATGGATTGTTACGCAAATCAAAAGTAATTGTATTTGCGCTAGTACCTAAGCTCGTCACCCATGCCAACGCTTCAGTCTCTTGAATTGCGGTGTATCGCAAAACGAAGGTTGTTGCATTTGGGAAAGCTGTCCCCAAACCATTTGTGATCAACTTTCGCAGCGATCTACAGCAAGTAGCTTCGGTTGTCGTGCCGAACATACCTGTTGCATTGGTCAGCGCAGACAACCCACCAAAATAGCATGACTGCAATGCAAAATTAGCATAGTGCATATTTGTCGCATTGGTCATTGCAGGGTAATTGCCGTGTGTAACTGACAGAAATGCATAATTAGCATAGTGCATTGCTGTCGCATTAGTCATTGCAGGGTAATTGCCGTGTGTAACTGACTGCAATGCATAATTAGCATTGTGCATATTTGTCGCATTGGTCATTGAAGGGTAATTGCCGTGTGTAACTGACTGCAATGCATAATTAGCATTGTGCATATTTATCGCATTGATCATTGCAGGGTAATTGCCGTGTGTAACTGACTGCAATGCATAATTAGCACTGTTCATATTTGCCGCATTGGTCATTGAAGGTAGTCTATAAAACAAACCAACAAGATATACTGAGCTATTTGCATTGGTTTCTGCTGGGTTATTAGTGGAAAACAGCAGAGATGTAAGAGATTGTCCGGCTTGTGGAGTAATCTCTACATATGCCTGACGTGTATAAGCATCAATATTGTGCGTACAAGATGCCCAATCAATTTGCCAGTTGCATTGCACATTTGATGCAATATTTTGACTACTGATTAGTATGCCGCCCACTGACGTGTACACACTAACAGTATAACTACCAGACGCTACACAACTAAAATAATTACGATCCCCGATGTCAAGCACGTTGCAAAACATGCCGCAAGCATCTGTTAGACCATTCATAGTGGTATCAGTGATGACCGGGGGAGTTAGCCAATTGTTTGGATTTGACGCAGCACAAGCGGATGTACCAACAATAATTGCATTATCCATACTTTAATCCTACCACGTCGTTACTGAAATAATAGCCCCTTGTGAGTCAATGGATTTACACCAAAGATTACCACCCGAGTTGCTTATAAATGTATCTCTATAGCCGTTGGCTGTTAGCATTATGCCTATACTATCATCAGGTAATGGGGATACATCACCAACCGCGATTAAACACGCACCGCTAATAAGTGTGGCACTCCAGCCGGTGGTATTATTTACGACAGATGTCCACCCTGTCCCTGAAATAACCTGATTAATCAACGTATTAACTGCCATGATTAATTCTCCAAATTATGATTGATGATTTAAATAAATAATCCGTTGTGTGTGTTTTCATATCACCTTCCTATGGCAAAAATCCGGCCGATTAGCGTGAGGGATGCACTGTGCTGGCAATAGCCACTTAGCTGATTCGCGGAAATACTCTCAACTGTCCACGATGATGTAACGTAGTTGCCAGCACCCGCGATACCGAATAGGCACACAGTTGGGAACGTTATTGGAAACGTCCATGTATAAAACGCCGGCGTATTCGCTGTAACGGCAACGGAGATGGATGTCCATTGCACAGTCCAGCCTCCCAGCCACGTCGGCAGCTTGATGTAGCCGTTTACTGCTTGGCTTGATGCGTAACCGCTTTTCATTGTCGTGTCATCGACCATGCTATCCCAAAAAGCGCCACCCGTATCCGGGTTGGAGGTGTTTCCGTCCACGGTGTTTTTCCACCAGCCAATACCGCCCGCCTTGGGGATAGTTGCCCCTTTCGGGTACCCTCCGATTGCCGCGCTAAACGTGGCACTATAGGGATACCCGCACCCCGCTTGCGCCCACTGCTCGCGCTGCGTGATGTCGTAAATGATGCCCTGAAAATCCTGACCTGAAACATTGATGCCGCCCGCACCGGGGGATAAAAACGTGATGGGCGGAAACCCATCGGTATACGATGCCTGACCGGGGGTCGGTGATGACGCAACAGGGATTGTGCGGCGGTTGACGCCCGTCGAATTCCATAGTTTTGTCAAAAATGCGGGTACGTTGCTCAATAACATAATTTTCTCAAGTTACAATTAGTTTTACGCCAATAGGGCGCGGGATGATGCCAGCATTAAGAATCGCTATATTTGTTACGTCCATCGTTCCATTACTGACAATGGTCATGGTCATATTATAGTTGTCCTGACACCAAACGCGCTCACCAAATAATATACGCAGGATGCCGTTGATGCTGGGCACTGTGCCGGGGCTGATATTTGCAGCAGCCTTTGCCAGTATCACACGGCGGTACGCATCGTCTGACAGGCTAAACATCGTCGTGGAAGACACGCCGGAATAAAACACGCCCTGACCAAACCCCAAATCGTTCCAGCCGAAAAACCCACCGGGAACGGGAATATCGAGTTCGCGTTCAATCCCGACGATACGCCCCCAAATGTCCAGACCGAACCCCTGCGCTGTCATGACATTTATCACGTTATCGTACAGTGCATTGAGTGTGTCATCTGGTGAAAACCATTGGTCTGCGTAATCAACGAGCGCAGTGAGGGTTGGGCTGTTAGCGTATTGGGCTAACAGGGTGTCACGGTAATTAATCATACGACCGTGACCAGAATGTTAAAGTCGGAAACTACTGGGATTTGGTCAATCCCGATAGTACGTGCCGTCGCAGTACTGCCGGGGGCGAAACCCACCCCCAGTGTCAGGATTTGCACCAATGGGCTGATGGCGTAGATGCCCTGATAATAGCGTCCGGCGTAAACGGTCTTGCTAATGCGCTCCCGCTCGCCGCCGTCTTGCCCGGCGAATGCCTCCAGAACTGCATTGTTGACAAGCTGCAAAATGTTAGACGGCAGCCCTGAATTTGCTTTTATGCTTATCTCAAACGTGATCGGCTGGGCGGCTGGCGTTACCCACTTGATAAGGTACGTAGGCGCAGGGGTGCTGTAGTTGTCATCAGTAATGGTGTAAGTGGTGCTGCCCGTCATTGGGCAACCGGGCGGTTTGTTATCCCATATTGCTTTGGCGACATCAGCCGCTAACCCGCCGGACACGCACACAAACAGGCTGTAAGCGGGTATTGAGTAGGATGTTGCACCCGTGGCAACCGCAGCAGCCGTGGGGTTATCGGTCACATACGCATCAGTTACGCCGGGCACTTCTAGCAGCGCAGCATAAATCGAGTTGAGCGCGTTTATTGAGTTTTTCCCAACTGACAGTTTGCGCCGAGCCTCGAATTCAGAACGGGATTCCGCCAGCCGGCCGACAATGCCCAAACTAGTATTGCTGACGGATTCCCAGCCAAGTACAGGCGTGTAGATTGTTGTAATGGCATTGACGGGGCAGGGTATGGCGCCGTATTCGCCATTCTGGAATTGGAGTTTAACCCACCCGCCCGCGCCGATAGTGCCTGAGCCTGTGGCGTAGTATTTGTACCCCACCGAATCTAGCACGATAGACCCCGTAGGAATGACCGTGCCGACCGCACCAACGCAGGTAACAGTAACCACCGTACCCGTTCCAACGATGCGAGTCAGAAAATAAATCTGCCCGATTGCATCCTGATAGCGCCCGTCCGCCGTATTGGGGTCTAGGCAGTTAATCGCGTGCATAATCTGGTCGTTTGCGTCTCCTATGATGGCGGTCATGGATTGGGCAAGCTGACCCTGCGGTGTGGTCAGCGACTTGTCCAGACCGCCACCAAATGCGGTGTCAATGTCAGTCAGCACGCCGTCAAGGACGGCCGACTCTTGGGGCAAAACAATGCCCGTGGCTGTAAATGTTAACGGTGGCACTGTGGTGGCAATCGTCATTTAAACGACACTCCTAAATCAATCAGTTGTCTATTCACGACGTGCAGGTCGTCGAACTCGACCATACCCACGTCTGGAACACGTAACGCCTCATTATCAAGCGCCGATTTAACAAACTGGCGAGGTGGCAATTGCCCTAGTATGTCCCAATACGGCACGCCGATGGCGGTATTGTACCAGCACTCACCCGAGAAAGTGCGGCAGGCACTTGAGACGTTTTGAGCAATTGCATATGGGTTGTCCGCCATGGCAATATTTCCCGACGAATCCAGCACTAGATCCCATGCGTCTCGGTCGAGTAGCAGTGTTTTCATGACATTCCTCCCGATGTACCGCCGCCGGGCAGCACCCCGCCGTGGGTGTGGGCGTTGATGCTTTTTCCTGCCACTGTCAATGTGTTGCTGACTGTCTCGCTCCCAGTAATGTACGTATTACCGATAATGTTGATTGTTTGCGCTGCAATATCAATTCCGCTGGCGCTAAACCGGATATACTGAGTTGGGGCGCTTGAGAGTATAGCCCCCAGATATACCGCATCACTCATATCGTGCCTGCGCAAGCTTCCGGGGTGCGCCCCAGCTTTTGATGCTTTAACCACGGATATATCGCGGTCACAAAACAGGGCGATACCAATGTCGCCTACTACCGGGTCAATGATGATCGCATTGCCACCGCATTGCAGCCGCAGGTACGGCACGTCGTAAATAGCGCCATGCGGGATAAGCTGCCCGTCGCCGTCAAGCTGCCCCACTAACGGCACGATGTCTACCCGACCGATTTCCGCCACATTGCCTGTGTTTGTGACCTTGGTTACTTTGACGGGCATGGATGTGCGCACATCGCCCAGCAGTGACCGCATAATAAACTGCATCTCATTCTGTGGGCTGGTCAGGTCACTGGGTGTGAGGTTTGTATTAAGCTCTTGGGGCATAAAGCGACCTGTTAAGTTTTAGCGATGACTGCCACATTCCACCGGGCATTTGTGCTGATAGTTCGTGGCGTGCTGCCAGACAAAACCATTTTCCTGTTGCATTGCCGACGATTGATCTCAGGTCAACCATTGCGCCGTATGACAGGTTAACGTCAAACTCTGCTGTTACCTCAATGCCTGCCGGGGTAAATGACGGGTATCCAATCATCCCTGTATCGGCACTCAGGATGATGGGCGTATCATTACGCGCTGCGCCATTAGGCCAGATGCTCACCGTCTTATTGCTGACGCTGTAGGCGATGCCAGCAGCCTGCGCTAGCCGTTGTATTTGCTGCATAGCACTGCCGGGGGCGTATTGATTGGAGAGCCTAGCCGTCACGCCGTTATTGACAAACGTGTAGCCCATGCCCACAGCGATGGATTTGATCGCATCCGCCACTGGGATGGATCCGGAATAGGACGAGGGGGCGATGGGTTGCGCCCTATTCCGGTAGCCTGATTGTGCAAAAATGTTGAAGCTACTGTCGGGGGATGATGAAAAATCGGTGTAAGCTTTTATGATTGTCCCCTCGAATACCTGCCATATCGCGCCCCCAATATTGCCAGCTAGCACCGTGACAGAATCACCGCGAATGCTCAGGGCTTGTAAGGTGTTCGTGGAGAAGTTGTTCATATCCGCCAATTTCATACCGAAAATGCGTAGGTTTAGCGTGTCCATTGCGTGCAATCCGCCCGGATTATCGACGATGGCTTCAACCCGATGACCTGACAGCGATAGTATGGAGTTTTTCCCGCCAGATGCCAGTGCCAACACAACGCGGATTTCCCGCTCGATTAGAGCCATTGCGACACCTCGGCGGGCAATAGATAGACCAGCAGCCAACGACTACCCATCCCCGTGTGTTGTGGGTCGCTTTTCCCTCGTGTATCGGCAAACATCAAATCACCCGACAGGCCACCGTAACGGATGATACGCACCCGGTCACGGCAAATAATTCCAGTTGCTACCGCCACGCCTTCCACAGACAAGTCCAAATAAACACCCGTGCTTTTTTGATAAATGGATATTTCACACGACTGCTGGTCGAGTGATGTGTACAGCGTCTGTGATGCGATTGGCAGTAGGGGTATGCTTTTCATTTGACGTTTACATCCGTGGCTTGCACAGTACCACGTCCCTGCGTATCCTGAGCTGCTGGCGTTTTGGTGGAATAGTAGCCAACTACTGCCGACTCCCGGACCTCCTGAAATCCCGCCTCAACCGTCAACATGCTCACTCCGTTTTTTGCCGTGCGCCGATAGCTGTAATTAATGAGATTCATTCTAGGGTAAGTTGCATCGGGAGTCACGATGGAATACAACAGCAGACTGTCTTTCATAGATTCCAGCGCAATCAAAAACCCTGCGCGTGTCATCTGCCCCATGCCGCCGCAGGTCATAACGATGTGCAGGTCGGACGGCACTGCGACTTTGTTATATGCCGAAAAGCCGCCATTTTCCACTGGGTGAGTGGCTATCTTTGCATCGCCTCTGTATTCCAATCCAATCACAGAATCTGGCGTTAATGCAGGTTGTCCGCCAGCGGTCAATATCTGCCATTTGGTCGAGCTGAATAAATCCATCAGGCCAAACAAATCACCGCCAAGTGCACGGTAAATGCCCGTTACGGCATTGGTAATAGAGCGTGGAACATCGGGGACGCCGGGAACTTTTGGAACATTTGGGAACGGTATCAGTGACATTATTGTGCCCCCGCCGCATGTGAGTATACGGCTGCCTGTCGTTGTAACGCGGCTTTCATGTCCTTGAACATCACGTCTGCGGTTGTCGCTTGCGTGTTTATCGTCATGTTTTGGATGTTGGTGGATACGCTGGATGTGTTGCCAGCACTAGCGCCACCTGACCCCATGCGCGATGTAATGTCATGCACATAACCGCGCGTTTCGGCGGGGGCATGAGATAGCCAATCTGAGCCGTACTTGGATTTTGTTGAAATGCTTGACGTACCGCCACCAGAAACAGACCCGGCCCCCATCCTAGATGTGATGTCACGCACGTAGCCACGCGTTTCGGCGGGGGCATGAGATAACCAATCTGAGCCGTACCGAGCTTTTGCCTTTTGGACGTTGCCTTCTCCCCAATTGTATCCAGCCAGCGCCGCCGATGTGTCGCCCTTAAACATCTTGATGAGCTTGGCATAATAGCGGCTTGCAGCATCAGCGGATTCGCTCAGATCATTGGGGTTTTTCAATCCGTAAGCCTGGGCCGTATCCGGCATGAATTGAAAATGCCCCTGAGCGCCTGCGCCGCTGTGCATAAATTTAGGGTTTCCGCGCTGAGACTCTTGTAGCCAAACGCTATCCAGTAAGCCAGACGGTAGCCCACGCTGCTTTTCGAGCGAGGAAAACAGCGCATTGGCGTTGGGATTTTTTGCCCACGTTTCTTTGCTGCCAAGTGGTGCTGCCGGTTCTGCCGGAGCCGGAACAAATGGCGGGGGCGCGATAGGCTTTTCATCCTTGGAATAACCGAAGTATTGCTTGATCCCCAACCAAGCGTTACTAGCTCGCTCCCCAACGGTCAGCGGGTCATCAAAAAGCCCTTGACCACGAGTGTCGATAGGAGACTCAGCGCCCGTTGCTTCGCTGACCGCCGTTAATTTATCAGCCAACCTTCCAAGCCATTCCGCACCATCTTTAATAACTGGCACTAACTTTCCAATCCATGAATCCGCTAGACTCTCCGAAGAGTCCATTATCTTGTCAAGTTCTGGCGCAACTTTGATAAACGCGCCTGTCATCAGACCGTCAATCGATTGTTTAAACACCGACCACTTTTCCTGCATCCGTTCCGTGACTTTCGCGCCCTCCTCGGACACTCCGGACAAGTTACGCATCTTATCGACAAGAGACTGAACTTTTTCGGGGGATTGGCGCAACAAGTTGAACGTCCCTGCATCCAGCCCTAAGGCGTTGGCGAGGTACATTTTATCCTGTTCGGTCAGCGCCCGGTTTTGCAGCCCCTTGTTAATCTGCCCCATAATATCGGATACATCACGCATGTTGCCCTTGGCATCCAACATACTGACATTCAGCGCATTCATTGCGCCCAGAAATGCCGGGGGCGCGTTGCCTGTCGCTTTAATCTCTTCGAGAGTGCCAGCGATAGCCTGAGCTGATGCTTGGAAATCGGATTTCTTCCCACCCGCCGATTCGACCGCCGCACCCCATGCGTCCAGCTCTCGCCCTGACGTGCCAAGGTTAAGCGCCATCCTGCCCAATGCCGCCTGAGCTGATACCGTATCAGCCACGAACCCTTTTATGGAGTTCGCCCCGACCAGCACGGCAACCATGCTGACGATCTCGTTTTTGACCTTGTTGAAGCCGTCCGCCATCGCTTCGGCGCGCGCTGCTTGCGCCTTGGCATGCTTGTCGCTGGCTTTGTCGAGATTGTCGAGCGATTGCCCAGCATCAGCCTGACCACGACGTAACCCAGACGTATCGAAACCAAGGGTTATCAGCAGGCTATCAATGACTGTTGGCATACTCGCTCATCCTGTTTTGGTTATGTGTGTCCACGGCGTTTATCTCCAACATATCCCACAAATCCGCCAGACCATAAACCGTTTGGAGTTCGTGCAATGTCGCAAGTCTGCTCGAAACGATTGTCCCAATGGTGCGGGGAAGATTGGTGTATTCGACCAATCCCCGCACCTGATGCGGAACATGCACCCCGAAATCTATTGACTTTCGGCTTTTAAAAAAAGGGTGTGCAGGTCAAAAATATGACCACGTAGCTTGAAAATAGTCGGAAGTTCTTCAATGTCATCCTTAAACAGTTCGCGGGTAAAGCTTGGGTTTTTCGCATCCGGAATGATCCTCACGCATTCCAGCATCTCATCTAGCAGCGGCTCGTATTCCTTGTGCCCTATGCGCATCACTGCACCAATGATGTTACCGGCAATCGCTGCCATTCCGCTGGAGACGTCCGGGACCTCAAACCCCGACAGGGCCATTGCAGACATGACGCGGAGTGCCCAACGTTCGGAGTGATAAGTTGACATTTCGGTGATCAAAAACATCTTGCCTTTGTCACGCCCGTCTGTCGCCGTGAATGTCTTAGTATATCTTGCCATTATGCTGCCTCACCTGTCACACTCTCCCACGTAATCACGTACACCTGTGGTTGCAGCGTCTTTTTGACAGACGGCATGACGGGGACTGTGGTCAGGTAGCCATTAGTCATGGTGTACTTTTTTCCAACAGCAGGGAGTATGGCGGTTGCATTTGCCACGTACTTCTCATGAACCGCCTTTTCAGCACTCGCCCATGTGTCGAAAAACGGAATGGACGGACTGTCGGGCATAATGGTAATGGTCTGTTTGACCTGGCTAAACACAAAACCCGCTGACAAATGCCCATCAACACCCATGACGACCTCCGCCATTTCAAGCGCATCAGCCGTAAATGCATCATCACTAGCATAGCCCTTAATGTTCTGCGGCGCTTGGAACAGGCCAGTAATCGAGATTGCTAACGTGCTGTTAGCGCTGGTAATCGTTGCCATTATTGCACCTCAATGCTTGCGAGTGTTACGGACTGGATAGAGCCGCCGTCCATGTAGTAGAGCGTCATCACTGGGCTTGATCGAGCCGCACGGATAGCTGCGGTTGCGGGTTGAATTTGCAAATACCAGCCTTTTTCACTCATGACCGCAGACACATCGACACCTAACACTGACTGCATTTGCGCCTTTTGGCTTTGCGACAACACCACACCCCGACGAATTGCGCCGAAGCTCACCGCAGCTTCAATGGGATCTTGGCAGGCTGCATAAATCAGCGCGTAACCGTCCGCGTTATAGGGTATTGACGTTACACCAATCATCAAATTAATGATGCTGTATTGCAGATTGGCATTCAGCCATATTTGATTGAGGTACGAATCCAGCCACGTCCAGATGCCCGACACACTGCCGGGATAGAAAAATACAAACTGGTCGTTTGCCGTTGCGTAATTGCCGTAGTAGTTATACCCGTTGCCCTTGAGCGCATCAGCCGCAGCTTGCGTCACAACGGTTTGCGTGACGTTGCTACCCTGCTTAAACGCTGCTGTTGCCCGACCATTCAAGCGGTTGAAATCAAGGGATGCGGCAAATCCCAATACAAACGCAGTGGCGGTTACATCCCCGAATACAGGGATAGAGCCTGACACATTGCCCGATTGTAGGTAGTAGCCCCACGTAACGGTACTGCCCAAGGTCAGCGCGTTCACATCGGAGTCCATGCCGACGTAACCAAATCTAGGCGCAACACTTGCCGCCCAGTCGCTGAATGCCTGTTTTTCAGCTAGGATTGACTCCCATGTAGTCGTGAACAATGCCCAGTTTCGAGAGATGGCAATGATACCCGGCATAAACGTTGCTGGTGTTGCAATCGCTGCACCTGCCGACGTTACCGCCCCCGTTGCCGCTGTCAGCATCAAGCCTGCCGATAGCGTGCCTGTGGCAAACGATACGGTAGATGTTGCGCCAGTGGTTGAGCTGGTGATTTTAAAAGCGTTGCGCTGCTGGTCATAAGTGACCGTCCCGCCCAGCGATGTAAACGCCGCTTGAATGATCGTTGCTGCATTACTAAAGCTGGTTGCCGCTGTCAAAGTGATGGCGCTTGACGTTTTAGCCACGCCGTCGACACTGACAGTAAGCACGCCCGATAACGCTTTGAGTTGCGTCAATGTCATTGTGCCAAGGTTTGCACCCCGCATGTAGCCAGCAGCCGCAGCCGGGTTGAACTGCGCGAAATACAGCAGGCCCGGTGTTTTTGTGCCATTAACAAAACCAGCGAAGTACGTTTGCGCCATTTTGTATTCGGTGCTGGTCAGCCCGAAAAACGCGCCAACGTCATCATCGGATACGAACGGCTTGACCGATCCGACTGGAACGGCGGTGTCTTGCGTCAGAATTAGCCCGTTAAGGTCGACCGCGTTACCCGCAGCAGACAATACGCCGGGGTTGATGCGAACAATGGACGAAATAGGGATACTCATTTGAGGCTCTCCAAATTGATAGTAATTGCATCCGCGTACTGTTGCGGGTGGGTATATTGTGGGTTGTACTGCAACGCAGCGGATAGTTTCCAGCGTTGCTCATACGTTTCTTCGCCGTTGATAAGCGGTATTTGCACGGGGTCATCAGCGTACAGTGGTTGGCACGGTTCACCAAAATCGTCCGCCGCGTAACAGGTTCGGAACATCGTCATAATCCGAGCCGCCGTGTCTCCCGAATCTGCACCGTAGCAATCAAGTTGCACTGTGATTTTGCTGGGTGCGGTTTGCAGCGCTTCATTCGTGCCGGGATAGTCCGTATGATTGGTGGATAGCCGCTCAACGCTGATTAAATTCATCGAGATAAACGGGTCGAGCGGCATAGGCACACCGTTATCTTGAGCCGCTATGACTTGTGTACCAGCCGGAACGATCAGCAGCAGGAATGCGCGTAACGCAGTTAAAACATCGTTTTGTGTCATTGCATCACCACTACTACTTTGCACCAGTTAGACCACGTTTCGAGCACCTGCACCACGCGCCAGTCATGCCCGCCGAAGTTGAGCATGTCACCGCCTTTTTGGTCGGCACGGACAATGCCCTGTACATCTCCGTACATATACACAGCCCGTTTGATGCCCTGAATATTGAGACCATCAATGTGTTGCAGGTCATTAGCCGACAGGGCTTGCACCTGTGCTGCAACCGTGGACGACGTTGTGTTTGCCGTCCTGTGTCCTACTGAATCCGTCAAAAACGTACCATCGGGGCGCGTCCATGTCACAAGGATATTGCCATTGATTGGCTGTATTGCGCCGTTGGCAATGCCGCGTAATTCCATTAATCCTCCACAACATAGGTTACAGAGTTAATCATGTGTGACGTGTCGATCAATGGTTTTGCAAAGCCCTTCTCGGCAATCGTTCGGGCGGCAAGTGGCGGGTCGGTCAGGTCATTGATTGACTGTTTCAGCGCACCTGCTATGTCCTCACCCATCAGGGACAGTGCTGTATGCCCACCCATAGGAGCAAGATGCGCCAGTTTATCGCCCCACGTAGGTGATTCTTTGGCAATCATGTTGCGGAAAAACGGGCGTGGTGGCTGGTGCTTGGTCGGGATGCCGTACTCGTTGGATGCCGCAACAGCCGCAACAGGCGTGCCGTCGGGATACGTTGCACCGGACATAAATCCGACGGACACACGCCCACCGCCCATCTGTTCGGCGATTTCCGCCAATCGTCTCATGACCCTATCACCACCGATTAACACACCCATCGGAAACCCCGCAATGCCGTAGTCGCCTGCCAAAATTGTGCGCCCCACTGGGTCTGCTTAAACCACTCACCGCTTCCGGGCGTGGCTGTAGGTGCGGCAATACCAATGGACACACTGCCCTCCGTGGCTGATGTCATAATGCCGACAGGACGGGGCAACCCATCAGCCGACAATGCGCCACCCAAGTATGCGATGTGCGCTGTTACCATCCATAGCAGCCGCTCCCGGCGGCCAACGTCTTGTACGGGGCTACCGTCACTGTTTGACAGGTAAAACCCCGCGTCATTAAAACACGCAGTCAACATTGCATCCGCCACGCCAGCAAATGCTGGGTAACGGATTTTGAATGCAGTCGGGTCAAACGAGACGATAGCCATTAGCCAGCCGTTGCGGGGGTGACGCTAGACGCTGCTGGGTCAATTGGCTCCAGCCCTGTTTTGGGCTGGTCTGTCGACTTTGCTTCAGCGTCCGCTGCTTTGGCGGAAAAAATAGCGCCAGATTTGAACGGGGCGAATTCTTTATTCGCCTTTACCCATTCCGACCAAAAGCCATCGTCAACTTCGGTTGTGCCGTAATCAGCGCCAATGATTGACGCCTTGTTAACGCCATTCAGCTCGATGGATTTTTCGCCCAATTCGAGCACAATGCCGCACGGTAATTTGCAATGAATAGTAGCCACAATTAAACCCCCAACATTTGAGCGATGAACACAGGAAGGTAGATGATCGTTCCCCAAACACCCTGAGATTTTTTCTGCCGGAAGCTGGATGACCCAATCACAACAGGGTGCGCACGCATTTTCTCGGTGAATGCACATTCCGCCGTGCGCTGACCTTCATATTCATCGACAATCAACTGTAATAACTCACCACCGCCCGTGCTGTAGTCAGGGGCGGTCTTGACGGTCATTCCGGGGAAATTCTTTTTCAGTATATCCGCCACAGACACGTTATAAGTGGTCGTGTTGGTAAGGTATACTTCGGATGACGGGGACATAGCCAGCGTCATTTTGGTATCCAGCTCAATCAAACCGCCGCTTTTCGTCTGTAGCTGCTTAAACAGCTTCTGGATGTCCGCGAGGATTTCCAGCGCAGTGGCAACTGTCCAGCTTGTTCCGGTTGCTGCTTTGGTCGTAGGCACAATTGCCGCGTTTAATTGCGGGTCATTCAGCAATCCATAGTTCTGCAAACCAGCGATGCCATTGAAGTACGCCTTGTTCTGAAATTTATTCAGGGTCATTGCGCTGGCGATGTTCAGTCGGTTAGCGAAGTCGATCTTAGCCAGACCTGCGCGTTCAAGCTCGCGCTCACCCCATTGGGTCACGGTTTGGTAGTGGAAACTTTGACGCTGCGGGAAGTTTGCATTAACGCCCGTGCTTCCGGTTTCGTTGTAGTCGCCGTAAGCCGTGGTTTGACCTGTCGATTCTATCATGCTGAACATGGCGGTTTCGGTTGTCCAATCCCCTTTCTTAACCTCCTGCCCAACGATCTCGACCGCCTTCATAGGGCTGACCAGCACTTCGATCAGCTTGGGGTCAACGAACGTGGAAAGGAACGCGGGAATGCCGCTGTTGCTTGACGTAATCATGGTCGGCTGCGCATCGCACGCAAACCCGCCGTCATGAGCATAATGCAAACGTAAGTTATCAGGCTGCCACTGGGGGAGCACGCCCATAAAGTGGATGCCTGCCGCTTCGGCAAGGCTTTGTAATACTGGATCCATGAGTTACTCCTTACAGGCTCATTACGGCAAGTTCGCCCGTCAGGCACGCTTGCGATACGACAAATGGGGTTTCGACGAAACCGGAGATGATGGCGCCAGCCGCGCCTGTCTGGGTTGAACCGTCTGTTAGCTTTGCGAACACCTTTTGCCCGACGACCGCAGCGTTGGTGTTGGCAGTAAACCAGTAATCGCCAATGCTCATCAGGGTGACGGGCTGGCCTTGCAGCACGGCATTGCCCGACTCTGCCAGATAGGTGGTGATGCTGGCTTGCTGATCACGGTGGACAAACCCCGTAGGTGCGCCAGCGCCTGTGTTTGCAACGGTTGTGCCTGTTGCCCACGCAAATCGACCGACCGTCACGCCGCCCGTTGCAGCAACAAAACCGCTCTCAGGGCTTACGACGCTTGCACGCGGGTTACTACTGGCAAAATCACCCGCATTCGCCGGGGCTGGGTACGTATTCACGCTCTTTTGAAATGGCATAACCTGCCCTCCTTAAACTGTCTTAAACCGGGAGATTCCCGGGAATTTTGAAACCGCTCCCGCTGAATCACGGGCAACGATGGGAGCGGATTGTGATTTTCCGGTTGCAACCTTCAGCAGGGCTTTGAGTGCTGGCAGGCCGGTAACGCCTTTGTGATCGACCTTCAAATGATCAAGCGCAAAGCCGTAGATGTCAGCCGCCGAATCCATCGCAATAACATCACCCACAACACGGCGCACAGCGGCGCGTGCTTCGGTCGCATCACGGAATTCTTGACGCATGGCATCCATCGCGGCCTTCACGTCTTCTTTGCTCACCTTGTCATCGTCATTAGGGTCTTTGTCGTTGGCTTCCGGCTGTGCAATCAGGTCGCAGATGGCGGAAATGGTGGCATCATCAACCTTGCCCGACAACATGCTTTTGACCTTTTCCGCAGGGGATTCATCCACGGCAGCGGGCGGGGGCGTTGACGCCTCTGGCTCATCTTCGACGCCAATCAGGGCATCAATCACGTTGTCGAGCTGCTCGGCTGAAAGTGTGGCATCTTTTGCCAGCACTGCCGCCTTGATAGTGGCTTTTCGTTTCATTTCTGGGGTTCCCTTGGTAAATGGGTTGGAGTCGGAAACAATCACATCAGCACCGGCACGGCCGACTTCAACAAGTGCCAAGTGATTTCCTCTGATTTCAGTCATGCGTCCGTCATAGTGTTCTCCGCCCACATCGCCCGGGGTCATGTCAGCAACGTAGCGATAGGAGCATGATAACTCTCGCACGGTATCGGTCTCAATTCCGGCGATGGCGGTGGCATCCCAGAACACCAGATCGGCATCAAGATAGGGCGCGTTAAACTCGACGTTAGAGCCGATTGCACCGATGACCAAATCAGGTCGGGGTGCGTCAACAGTGACGGGGATGTGTTCCTTCAAGATTGGCAAACGGGCAAAGGTTGGGGCGGCTTTTGCCAGCTCTGCCGGGTCTCGGTAAAGTTTGTAAACCTGTCCGGGTTTCAGACCCAACTCCTCCCATTGCGGGATTTCTCGCCCGTAGTATGGGTTTATCGCGGCTTTGCTGATGTGAGACTTGTCCACATGCAAACGACCGTCAGCGTCAACGGTGCGGGAGGAGTGGTCAAAAGCAAATGGGTCATACTCATCATAATTTAGCGGGTCATCTGAGCCATCGCTATCTTTTGCCATTCCTTGCATTTTTATTGTGTACAGCTTTTCACGGGCTTTTTGCAGTTTTTCATTGTATGGGTTGTAGCTATCGGAATAGCCTTCGTTCATGACATTATTGTATCGAGCTTGACGTTTTTTTAGGTCTTCGATGTGAGAAATAATGTCTTTTTCTGATGTCAGCTCATCAAGATTGGCTGTCTCTTGCCGCGTAGCTCCTGATAATGCCTGGCTTGACGAGCGGGAAGAGGATGCTGATGAGGAGGAAGACCCAGAAAACCGCTTAAGGCCATCGGGCAAATCACCGCCTTCGTGATACCACTTCTTTTTTTCTCCGTCCCATTTCGCACCCGCTTTCTTTGCCTCGTTACGGTCATCGTACTTGACGTTAAGATAGGCTCGCTCAGATTTGGTTTTTTTCAAGGATTCGGCGTCTTTTTCAGATACCTTCATCTTATACTTCTCAGCAAGCCAAGGGGATACGCCGTGTATTTCGCCGTTTTGAACAGACACGTCATTTTTTGGTAGCCAGATATATTTTTGACTGTCCCACTTGCTGGGGTCATATTTCTTGTTTTCGACCGCAACCGCTTTATCAGTCTGCTTATGTACTTTCAGTGGCGTTTGTCGGCGGAAATGTCCTTCTTTAATGCTTGGTTCTGATGGTTTTGATTCTTCAGAATTTGGCTCTGTTGGGTCTTTTTTTTCCGTTTGCGCACTCTGTTTCCCGGCTTTTGCCTCAGAGATGTGCTTACCGTTAAACCTCCCTCCCATGCCAGAAACGATTTTTCCAGAACCATCAAGCTGCACATGAGAGCCTACAATATCGCCGCCTGAATTATTAACGCCTTTACCGTTTGGGTGCACAGTTATCCAATGCTCTCCGGCATCGTTCGCGGTACGTTGTTCGTCAAAAGCAAGAATGGTTTTCATTTCGGCATTATCATCTGTTTTTATCATATCGGCAATACCGGACGGCTTGTACACCTGCAATTTATTTCATATCCCGGCTGGATATATTCCCCTGAAATCAAACACCCCTCAGCAATGCGGTACTTCTTTCCATTTGCTGCTACGTGGTCGGGGCGTGGATTCTTTCCCGCGTGAGAGTGCATCCAAACAGCCTCTGTTATGCCAAGCTCCAGTTGCCTTGTCCGTTGGACAACAGAGTTGGCCTTGTTAGACTGGTCGCGCGCAATCAGTTCCGCCCGATGGCTTGCCTTCGGGTACAGGGCTTTCAGGTCTTTAACCATGGTCTCTAAATCGCGCCCTTGCGTGTACGAGCGCATCACCACGCCCTCGACCTGCTGTAGATACTGCTGCGGGATAGTGCGTATCAGCCCGACGTTTTCGGCAATTGTGGCGTTAAGGGCATCTCGCATGGCGCCGGTCATTTCAAAATCAACCGACCAACCGGCATCCTTGAGAGATTGGCGTAACGCACGGTCGGAGCTGCGAAACATGCCGTTAACATAGTAATCCGCCAGCTTGTCTGCGTAGGCGTCAAACCGCTTTGTCCAGCTAGCCGCCAGTGACTGCATGAGATTACTCACGTAATGCACGGGGCTGGCATCACCTGCCATAATCGGCGGCGCTTTGTTGTATTGCGCCCCCAGCCAGTAAATCATGGAGCGCTGCATTTCGTCGATCAGCTTCACCAACGCTTTGCGGTATTTGGCTTCTAGCCCACGGTTGGCAGAGACAGCACGGGCAGTTTTAGGCTTCTTCATCGGGTTCAATCTCCGGCATCGCATCAACATCTAGTCCATGGTATCCGCTGTCCTTGCTGTGTGCCAGCCGTTCCCGCTCCTCTTGCGGGTCAAGCACACCCCTGTCAATGTACGTGGCTGCGGTGTTGGCATCCTGCGCGCGGATACCCGCCAGCTCGGCTGCGCTCATTTGGTAAAGTGGCATGAAATTAAAGCCAATATCTGGGTCAATCTCGCCAAATAGAGACAGTTGCACCAGTGATAAAACGGTTTCAATCGGTCTCCGCCAGTGGCTTTCCTGCTGTGCGGCTATCCAGTCGTAAAACGCCCTAACCTCTCCATCGCTGCTGGCATTTAACCCACTGGGGCTGATACCCGTCAGGATGATGGCTGGCAGACGAGACACGCTGCACATCTGTTCCTGCGCTTGTGATTGTAATTCATGTAGCCCAGAAAGAGGGGTATTTATTTGGATTAATTCCTCACGCTCTTTGTCAATGAGCATCAACCCCTTGTTACTGCGCAGAGTCGTGAACAGGGTGGCTCGGTTAATCAGGTCTTGCCCGTCGTCATCACCCTGCAAAACCTGATCCATCGCCGTGGCAAGTGCCGTAATGGAAAAGTTGCTTATCAGATCTGAAACGCTTTGACGTGTACGCAACCAGTTGTCAACGTATGGCTCGGCGAGTTGGCTCAGAGACATTCCGGCGAAATTGAACGCCGGCTTGAGGATGTCGGGAAGGGGGCGCGTGACGATAGTCATTAACCGGGACGCATGTACCTCTTTTCCCAGCACATACCAGCCTGTAGGCGCGTAGAAGTCGGGAGCGGTAGGGTCATTGCTGTTATATGCCGATGGTGTTGTCCATACCGCCTCAATCGTTTTTATTGCGTTTATCGCCCCCGGACCAATGGTCTTGGGGGATAATATCAGCGGAGTTTTAGAGTCCGCCCCTGCAATGTCCAGATAGATTTGACCGCGCCCGAACAGGCAATCATGTTCTGCCGCTTTTTGAATAACGCCGCGCAGGTTCAACCGTTTGAATTCAGCCTCAATCGCCTTGAGTTTTTCGCCTGCGCTGTCATCCTCTTGGCTTGATGTCAGCTCTATCCATTCCCTCGTCAATTCCGTTGACAGTGCTGCTGCGAACGCCCGGAACTCGGAGCGGGTAGCCAGTTGCGCCAAATAAGGGAATCCGGGGAAACCACCGCCCGAATACTGGAATTCGGTATAAGCTGGCGAATCCATCGCCATTACGGGGGCGGATGCCGGGGCAACGCCGCGCAACAACCGTGGGGGCGTGACAGGGTAATCATAGGACCTTTGGGGTCTGTCCATCATCTGCACTTTTGCTGCTGCTTTTTTCAGGCTCATTTTGCCGCCTTGGTTATTGCCGACTGACTAACTGACAGACGGATTGGGGTGATCAGTTCGGAAAATGCCCGTGACAGTGCGTCTATCTGATCGTCATTGCTGCCATTGGGAAACATTCGCATTTCGTCAATTAGAGACGAATTCCAGCCTCCGCGCAACATAAGTACATTGCCCGCATTGATTTGAGCCGCGAATGGCTCAGCACGGGTGATTTTATCGCCCGTTTCTGGGCTGGTGTGGATGCGGTATCCTGCCAGCTTGCGCGACAGATACAGGATTTGTGTCTTGCCAGCCTGTCCGGGGTCTTGGGGGAGGCTGATCTTTACCGACTTGCCGTCGAGTGCCGACGTGTTGACTAGCGCATTATCCCGCTCATCCGCAAGCGCTCTTAGTCGCACCATATCACCAATGACAAACCGACCATCGGGCAATCGCCCCAGCTTGCCGCCTGCGGTGTAGTCGCCATCCAGCGTGGCGGCAAAATCCCAACCGCGTACCCACGTAATCCGCTCGGCTGGAAGTGCGTCTATAACCTGTATTTGCCCCGGCTTGAATATTCCGCCATCCAACGGAGCGGGGCGCTGCATGTACTGGCCTGCGAACACGTATGGGCTTGATTGCTCCATCACGCGCAATTCAGCAAGGGAATGTTTCTCTGGCCACAGCGCAGTACCGTCTGACTGGATGGCAGGCAAACACAGATGTTCCCACTCCTCACCGTTTCCGCCATTCAGCAGCCACCCACTCAAGTCATCCTCGTGCAGACGTTGCATGATAACGATAATAGGGGTTTCCCGGCTGTTTTTGCGGCTTTCTAACGTGTTCTGGAACCAGTCGATGACGTTCCGGCGCATAACCTCAGACCGCGCTTCGTCGGCTTTGTGCGCATCATCGATTACTATGCATCCGCCCCACCCCTCCCGCTGCTTACCCGCGCCGAACCCGGTAATTGTCCCGCCCGTCCCCGTGGCATACATCACGCCACCGGCGGTGGTTTTCCAGTGATGCGCCGCTTCGGTTTCTAGCTCCAAGCCGGGGAATATGGCTCGGTAATCCTCATGTTGCACCAGTGTGCGGATTTGTGAGCTATTATTGCCTGCTAGCATAGCAGAGTAGGACGCATGGATATATTCAGAGTCGGGATGCCTGCCGATTGTCCACGCGATAAAATTGATAACGGCTAGCTCCGTCTTTCCGTAACGCGGCGAAATATTGATAATCAGCCGCTTGCACTCGCCCCGGTAAACCCTCATAAGGGCATCCGCTATCTTTTTGTGATGGGGGGCGCGTGACCACTTATAGTTGCGACGCATGAGGAACATCCAGCGCGTGAAATGATAAAAGTCATGATGCGCACGTAGAGACATTGCCGCGTGCTGCTCAGGACTAAACGTCATCTGCCAAATCCCGGCAAATCTGCTCGAATCGCTCAGGGGTCAGGACGGTTGTGGATACGTTACCAGAATGCTGCATATCAACCGCTTGCTTTGGCTTGCCAATTGCCCGATCAAGCCATGAGTTTATAGCCTGCACTCTCACGCTTGCCGGATTATCCTCGTTTTGGATAATCTCAGAGAGCGTATTAATCAGCATGGGTACGCGCTCAAACATCGCTAGCCGCATCTCCTCTTTTGATAGCGGCGTATCGGGTAGCTTGAGGCGTAGTTGCACCATTACTCGGTAATCACACAAGCAAGGTGGTTGTCACTGATTGTCAGCATAGATACCTCAAAAAGAATGGTAGCAGGGGCGGGATTTGAACCCTCAACCTTCAGGTTATGAGCCTGACGAGCTGCCTGATTGCTCTACCCTGCGTTAAAACAATAACATATCACCACTGCCTGCGTGTTTGCAATCCATTAAACCGCCAATCTGTGGCGCTTGGCACTGGCTTTGCTATCGACGCATCGGCAGACACAAAAAGCCCGGATGTGTTGCACATCCGGTAAGTGTCGTCGCTAGGAGGAGCATTGAAACTATTTTCATGGAGCTAACACAAATAATTTTCCAAGGTTGGCAAGCAATCCTGTTTGACTGGCGGCAATAAAAATCCCTGCCGTTGTCATAATCCAGACTTGCTTTGCTTGCTGTTCGGCAATCTTTCGGATTGCTGCGTCAGTGCGGTCTGCAATGGCTTCTAGCTTGTCGATGGATTCTTTATTTCGCTCAATTCTGGCGTCCATTTTAAGGACGAGTTCTTGTATTTTTTGAGGTTCCATTGTGCCCCCGGTTATTGTTAGATATTTTTCAGTGATTTGACCACGCGCTTTGTCCACCCACGCCCGAATCGCCCCCATGTGGATAAGTTAGTGTAGTGATCTAATTTTTCGGCTAAAAACCATTGCTCGACACGCGCTATCCCGAAATTGGTTAGCGCATCATCCAAAGCCTTGATTGTCACATTGCCGATTACCCCGTCATCAGCCACTTTTAAAGCCCGCTGCAAAAACCTAGATGCGTTACCTAGCCCTGTATTAACGGCGGCATCAAATAGCTCATACTGCAAACTATCTGGTAATGGCGATGTTAGCCCGTTAAACTGCCACACATCCCAATAATCCCGCTTGTAAATAGCCTTGGCATCATCTAGCGTCAATCGCTTAATGTCTAAACTGCCGTAAGAGTTAGCGGCAATGCCGTATTTTGTGCCTTTGCACTCACCCTTACCGCATACGCCAGATGTCCAGTTGCCGGGGTCCTGCGGGTCGTCACTGTAACTGCCCTCGGAGTCGATAAGCTCGTCAAAGGCGTCATCAAACTGCATTGGATTTTACACCGCTGCGGAGGAATGCAAACGCCATGGCATTCCCGATCAATTGCCCGGCATCAGCCTGCTCAAACCCGGGGATTTCCACGCCTGCCAGTTTTGCCACTCCAATGGCACCCATGATCAATGCGGTGAGGTAGGTTTTACGGCCTGATAGAAAATTCAACATAAAAAATCCTCATAAATAGATGCGATGAGTATATAGCAATTCAATGTTTTTTTATGGTCTTTTTTACAACAAACTCACCGCAGAGCCTACGCTCACATTCCGGGCACTCTTGCGAATGCGTCTTGGCGGATGGGATGCCTCCATAAGCGGGCGGTGGCAGTCTAGCGGTATGTTTTGGGTTTGCGTCCAATCTTTTGGCATCAAGACTCACCACCTAAAATCCGCCTAGCACGCTCAAATCCCATGAAGCCAAGCCCATCATAGGTATCCGTCTGCACAAAAAACGGCTGTTGGTAGCCCAGCATGTCGCTATCGTCGTCAAGAATTACATAGGATGTTACGTGTTCGTGGTTTTCGATTTCAGACAGGGAAAGTTCGATTTCGTGACCGCGCATCAGGTCGGGTCTTTTGATTGTCGGTGTTGCCCAACGCTCATGCAGTGATTCGGCAATGATGCGATGCCCTGCACAACGGAATAGCTGATACATTTCGCGCTTGCTGCGGGTTAACCGCCATGTACTGCTAATCACAACTTTTGCTTCAAAGTCAGTGATTAGACGCTCCACCAGCTTGCAGGCAATCGGATCAAGGTAGTCCATACTACCCGTGGATTCGCCAATAGCAGCACAAGCGCGGTGAGTGCAGAGCACGCCGTCTATGTCTAGGTAGATTAGTTTCACCGGTCCCATCCAGTTGTAGCTCCCACTCTCCCCCCGGAATACTACAATGTACGGCTTTTATCTCAGTGAGTACAGCATGTTGTAGCGCCCACTCTCCCCCCGGAATACTACAATGCCTTTACGCTGAAACCCTCTACAGGCTTAGCTTGCAGCGGGTTTTTTCATGGGAAAAACTGTAGTCACGTAGTCACTATTTAAAGTGCCGTGTAGTCGGTAGTGACTACAGAAAAAAACACATTCAAAACATACACTTAAAAGGTTATAAAATGCTTTGTAGTCACGTAGTCACTAGTACCGAGCAAACTTTTTTTGTACGTAGCGTTTTCCACATGGGTATATAGGCATAATGTGTTTTACCAATATACTTTACCTATATCTAGTGACTACATGACTACAAGTGTGGCAAGTATATGGATTTAAAAGGATTTTTCGTGTAGTCGCTTAAAAATTATATAGTGACTACAGGTGACTACGTGACTACAAAAAAGCCCTCACTATGGCCGAGGTGGGTTATGCTGACCTTCACGATTAAACTTCAAAAACCATGCCAATACACAATGTGTATTGCTGTAACTGTATGATTTAACAAGTAATAAAAAAAATGTGTATTAATGTGTATTTTTGTAAGTTACTGATTCTATTATCTTTTATACACAATATACACATTATACATTATATTATGACTCATGTACGTGAGAGAGCATCATAGTCATAATATGCCCATGACACATATTATATTTACCATAGCGATTTCGCCAAAAAATGCGTATATGCGTATTTTCTGTATTTTCCAGTTTATTTTCAGCAAGTTACAAAATACACAACGTGTATAAATGCGTATAAATGTGTATTTTTGCCCGTGAATGCGTATTGATTTGTCTATATTATAGGTATAATATGGACATCTTTAAAAGAAAGGAGATTGATATGAGCGATAACGAATCATGCAAGAACTGCAAGTTCTTCATGAGGCACCCTGAATGGTACAAAGCATTACTCACCAAAAACGCTTTAGCTAATGGGGAATGCAGGAGATACCCGCCAGTGACCCGTGTGAATGAAGACGGCGATGAAGATATTATACAACAAAATACTTATGATGATGATTGGTGTGGGGAGTGGAAATAATGGAAACAGAAAAAGCAACAGCACCGGTCAGAATGGTGTTTGAGCCAAGCCTTAAGGCTGCGGCGCAACGTCTCGCCAACTCAAAGGGAATGAACCTGACAACCCTATTTAAGACATTGCTGATCGAGAGATTGCGGCAAGAGTATAAGTCGGCATAAACTGATTTCCCATAAACGGAAAAGCCACCGGTCTAGGGTGGCTTAATAACATAGGTGCTTATGTCAAAGAACACTACAGATAGTAGCATTGTGCGCAATACGGCACAATACCTACTAGATATAGATGATGCTGGTGCTAATGCATTTGATGCAGGCGCACTAAAGCCTGAATTTTCTCGCATGGTAGTAGACGCTGCCAGCCTTGCTAAAAAAGAAGATGATGATGAATTACGCATCATTGATTTTATGGGTCGGCATCATGGCATAGGAATTTTGCGTGCATCAGATGTGACTGAATTTATCAACCACATGAGCCGCGTCTTTGATCTAACCGCCCACGCTGTGCGTGATGCCATCAAAAAAGCCGTCATCCGCAAGCACGGCAAAAAAGCCACTGGAAAACTGCCGCTGAATGAAATGGTTGAGCAGATGAACGACGACCCAGAAAGCCGCGTTTCTCATGCGCTGACGATGCTGGGTGGTAAGGCCGTCATCATGCGCAAGTCGCCAAACCCAAACGACACAAGCCATTTACAAACTGAATTCTTACGCCCTGTCGAGCTGTCTGTGCTTTACCAGCACGACACGTATGAGTGCGGGAAAAATTCCGCAGGTGCACCAGCGTTTCGTGACAGGATCACAGCATGGGCATCTAACCCAAAATGCAGACGCTATCCCAACGGAGTGTACTTTTACCCCGTGCGTGAGGGCGAGGAAATAGACCGTGTAGAAGGTGCGTTAAACCTGTGGGGCGGGATGGAAACAAAGCCGTCCAAGGGCGACTGGCAGTTAATAGACGATCACGTTTTTAACGTGCTTGCAGGTGGTAACACAGAGGTTTACACCTACATCCTAGACTGGTGCGCACATACCCTGCAATTCCCCGAAAAACAGGCAGGTGCGGTATTGGTGTTCAGGGGTAAAAAGCGGATAGGTAAAGGATTGTTCGGGCATTTTTTGCGTAAGTTATGGGGACAACACGGGCTACACATCAGCAACGGAAACCATCTTACGGGGAAATTTAACCAGCATCTAGCCAATACCTGCCTGCTGTTTGCAGATGAGGCATTTTTTGCCGGTGACAAGCAGCACGAGGGCGTGCTGAAGGCGATGATAAGCGATGATGTTCTGACCATCGAGGGCAAAGGGTTGGGTATTGTCCAGCTTGCCAATCGCCTGAAAATTATCATGGCAACAAACGAGCGGTGGGTAGTGCCGACATCCGCTGATGATGCGCGTTATCTTGTCGCCGATGTGTCGGATTGTCGAAAGGGCGATACGACATACTTTAGATCACTAGCGGCACAAATTGACAGTGAGTCTGCCCGATCAGCATTTCTGTACGACATGCTTAATCGTGATATTTCAACTTTTCACCCCGGCACGATACCTGACACAGCAGGAGCAAGAGAGCAACGGCTATACTCGCTTGACACAACATCACAATGGTTCCTTGACTGCTTAGAGCGCGGTCACATTGCCCACACTGGCACACTGATGTGGGAACCGTGGCTACCGTCATCTATCATTTTCGACAGTTACATCGATTTTTGTGACCGTCAAAAAATCAGCAACCGCCTTAGCGCCAATAAGCTGGGGCGTTGGTTGGGCAATGATGCTGGACTGCATAACAAAGCGGCAAATAATAGTCGCGGCTGGGTATTCCCGTTCACCGTCGAAGAGTGCTTAAAGTCGTTCTGCGATAAAAATAAGATTTGATCTATGGCTATATTATACATATACTATAGCCTTAACCAATCAACACACGGAGAAAACGACATGAGCAAAGCAACACTAGCAGACTGGTACAACAGCAGTGCATGGGACGATCCAGACCACACCCCGTCCGTCCGAGAAATTCTAGAAGCCGAAGGGCGATTCCTTGAAGATACTCTGGACTATATGGAAAGAGAAGACACTCGGCGCGGCGGCGTGTGGGCGGGTTACGATATGGGCGACCTGATTTCCCATGCAGATGACATTGACCGGCGCAACCGGAGTCTCCTGCGCGATATTCGCAAGACGTTGGCTTATAATCGACTTTGCCGCATTGCCGCTGGAATGTTATTCCTCTCGGATATTAAAGGCGACATAGACGGATGTGAACGCCTTATTGAAGAACTAGAGCTGGCAAACCGCGACTGGTTAGGGCAATGAAGCTAACATTTGCCCAAGTGGCTCCGCTTGCAGCAGGACGCTGGGAGCAAATCCACCGATCTCTGGGCGTGGCGCTATCAACCACAAGCCACCAAAAGCACACCCCCTGCCCCGGCTGCGGCGGGAAAGACCGCTTTCGGGTCACAAAAGCCTACCATGACACTGGCGGGTTTATTTGTGGCCAAGGCGGCGATACCACTGGCGGTGACGGCTTCTCCCTCCTCCAACACGTCCACGGCTGGACGGCGGGAGATTCCTTGCGGGCGGTTGCCCGTGAGTGCGGTCTGGATGTTGAGGCGGCAGAGATTGACTATGCCGAGCTTGACCGTAGGCGCAGGATTGCTGAGGAGCAAGCAGCAAAGGCAAAGGCCATCAGGGCTGCTGAGCAGGCTAGGCAACGGCTAGATGCTGTTTACCGTGTTCGGCACTATCTAAAATCCGGCACGCGCCCCCGGCATCACCCGTATCTGGATGCCAAGATGCTGACCAATCCGCATAACCTGATAGAGTATAAAGATCAGTTAATTGTCTACACCAATAGTGCCCACGGCGAGTTAACCGGCTGCCAAAAGATCGCCGCCGATGGCTCCAAACTGTTTTTACCAGGACAGGAAAAAAAGGGCTGCTTGCACTGGCTACAATCTCCGCCATCACGCGGGCAGACGATAGCTGTAGTAGAGGGCTGGGCAACTGGCGCAAGTCTTGTAGAGACTGAAATTGGCTTTGATGGTGCTGTAGCGATTGCTTTTGACGCTGGAAACATCCCGCGAGTGACCGCCTCACTACTCACCCTATACCCGTCAAGCTGTATCGTGATTTATCGGGATTTTGACAAAGCGGGCGTAAATGCCGCCAACACCGCAGTCACACACGACCCATCCCGCGTGACAGTGATTGAACCTCCAGCAGACGTGCCAACATGGGCGACAGACTGGAATGATTATATTGTGTTTGAGCGCGAGAAGGACATTGATTAGCTGCTGATTGAAAAAGTATTGCATTAATCAATTGAGGCGAGTATAGTTCAACTCATGGGAAGGCAATACCGCCAACCAAACCAAGGAGATTAATGTCATGTTTACTCAAGAAAACACAGATTACACCAATGAAGAAATCACAGCCTTGAATGAAGAATTTAAGGAAAGATTTGAATCCGGCGAATGGCCTACCGATGATGAGGAAACCGCGTTCAAGTGGTTTGCTGATGAAGTTGCTAAACGTTAATGGCTGGCATTGGCGGTAAAACAAAAGGGGCAGGCCGCAAGCCTGCTCCTGAGCCGCTGGTGGCGGTAACCATCAGAATCCCCCAATCAACCCTTGATTGGGCGAATATCAGAGCTAAGGAAGACGGCTCGAAGCGCGGGAATAAATCCGGCTTTATAGCTCGCCTTATAATGGAAGATCGGGCGAAGACGGAAAAAAATAAAGCCATTGTTTTTAACACGACGGAGATAGTCAATGACACCTGAACAATCAAGCGCATTACGCGCAAAGATACCAGAACATCTTGTATCAAAATTCCCGAAGAGTGCAGGAGCGGCAAAGGCGGACAAGGAATTTGCCGGTCACGCTGCCGTAACAGACCGACTTCTTGAAGTTGACCCATGCTGGACATGGAAATTCTTGGGAGACGGCACACCAGTATTTGACGATTTTGGAGGAATCTGGATCGAATTAACTGTGTGTGGCGTTACCAGACCGGGTTATGGTTTCCCGGAAAACCTAAAAGCGGGGAACGGCGTTAAAGAAGCCATTGGCGATGCTATCCGAAACGCTGCTATGCGCTTTGGTGTTGGCCTTGAATTCTGGTTTAAGGGTGATTTATTCGCAGAGCCGGATAAAGGCGGTCTTTTGTTGAGCGCGGGGCAACTGCAAGAGGTTTCCGCAGCCATATCGCTGGTCGCCAACAAGCCAGCCGCGCTCAAGTACCTGAAAAGCAAACTTGGCACGGACGAAATAGACAAACTCACCGAGTCACAATTCGGGACAGCAATGGAGTTAATCGGCTCAGTGCCGAAACTCACAGACGTTATGTCGGCACAAGCCAAGGACGTGTTTTATAAGCAAATCATTGACGCAAAGTTCGTGCCCGCCGATATTCTTAAATCATTAAATTTCAGCGACAACACCCTTACCTACGACCAGAAAGTTGAGATGGGCGAATATATAAAAAGCCTGAAGGAGAAAAAAGTATGAGTATTCACGCTACATTTGTAGGCCGCCTAGGACGAGACCCAGAAACCCGCTACACATCAGGCGGTCAATCCGTCACTGATGTGGCACTTGCGAGCAATCACGGATTTGGTGACAAACAGACGACCACATGGGTCAAGGCGGTGTTTTGGGGGAAACAAGGGGAAACAATCTCACAGCATTGCCATAAGGGCGATCAGTTGCTGGTGTCTGGTGATTTGTACGAGGACACGTACAACCATAATGGAGAGCAAAAAAAGAGCATTAAACTAGATGGTCGATCTTTTGAGTTTGTTGGCGGGAAAAAAGAGGGTACGCAATCACCACCACCTAAACCCGCGCCACCACCTAAACCCGAGCCATCGCCGCAATCGTTTGAGGATTTCGAGGACGATATTCCCTTCTGATATACAAAAAAATCCCCGCTGGGTAAGGCGGGGATTTTGGTGCATCAACTAACAAACTGGAGAAAATCAATGTTTGTGCTGAGAGATTACCAGCAAGCCGCATCCGATGCAATCATTACATGGGTGCGGAAAATCAGTGCGCCGATTTGCGCCGAACTTGCAACCGGGGCAGGAAAAAGCCTTATCATTGCCGACGTTGCACTGCGCATCAATGAGATGTCAGGCAAAAAATTGCTGTGTATGGCTCCAAGCAAGGAGCTTATCGAGCAAAACTATGTAAAGTACATTTCCACCGGATCCCCAGCCAGCCTGTTTAGTGCGTCGGTTGGCATCAAATCCACTCGCCACCCGGCAGTATTCGGCACACCAAAAACCGTACTAAACAGTATTGACCGATTCAAGAGCGAATTTGCCGGAATCATCATTGACGAATGCCACCGCATCGACCCAACTACAAAAGCCATTATTTCCGGTATGAGCGAAGGCAATCAAAACTTACGTGTAATCGGCTTGACAGCCACTCCATACCGCATGGGAGACGGCTATATTTACCAAATAGGCATGGATGGGCAGAAAGTCGAGCAGGCTAATAACCCGCTATTTTCGCGCCTTGTGTACCGCATCCAGACCCAAGAGCTTGTAAATCGTGGCTTTTTAACTCCGCCGGAAATGCTGGCATCAGATCGTCACTATGATGCTGCGCGCCTGCAACTCAACAAGCAAAACCAGTTTGACGCGGGCGAAGTAGCGCAAGTGTTTGAGGGCAAGGGGCGGCTAACGGCTGACATCGTAGCGGATGTAATCGACAAAGCTGATCACCGTTTTGGCGTGATGTTTTTTGCAGCATCCATCCAGCACGCGCAAGAGATAATGGAGAGCCTACCTCCGGAACACAGCCGACTTGTTACTGGCGCAACAGCCAAGGGCGACCGTGCGCGAATCCTGTCCGAGTTTAAGGCCGGGCGAATCCATTACATCGTCAACCGTGACGTGCTTACAACCGGGTTCGACGCCCCCAATGTCGGCACGATTGCCATTATGAGGGCCACCGAATCAGCCGGGCTGCTGCTGCAAATCATCGGTCGCGGCTTGCGGCTGCATGATGGCAAACAAACCGCACTGATTTTGGACTATGCCGAAAACCTCACCCGGCACGGGTTAAGCAGCGATAACCTAAACCCGGAAATCCAAGCCAAGGCGCAAAGCATCAAAAATCCCATTGATGTGACCTGCCCCATCTGCCACCACATAAACAAGTTTTCCGCCAAGCCAAACAAAGAGCAAATCCCCATTGATGCGCACGGATATTTCGAGGACGCATTCGGTCATCGGCTGCTCGATACCACCGGACACCCAATCGCCGCGCATTTTGGGCAGCGTTGCCAGCACATCGCGCTGACGGCGACCGGAACAAAACAATGCGACCACCGATGGAACTATCGAGATTGCCCGGAATGCGGGGGCGAAAACAACATATCCGCCCGTGAGTGCGTGCATTGCGGTGCGGAACTCGTGGATCCAAACGACAAGCTAATCCTAAAAGAGGCCGTGGAAACGATCAAAAAAACCCGCGAAGGGGTCTGGACATACAGCGCAGTTCAATCAATGAGGGCTATGGCCTCAAAACAGGCCGTCATGCTGATCTATACCACCACTGATGGGCAGCGAGTAACGGATTTTATCAACCCTACCTCGGAGCGCGACGATATGCTTAAAAAGACCAATGCTATTTTGACAGATATGCATCTGCCCGGCATCACGTCACACAGCGCCATCATCAACGCCATTAACGGCGGACAGGCACGCACCCCCACGGTCATTGCGTGGCGCAAACGCGATGGCAAGGATTTTGTTGAAATTAATGACAGGAGATATAACTGATGGTCAACACCGACAACGCCCGCGTCAAAAAACGCGCCAACATGGCGCAACAGCCAACAATTATCCACTACGACAACGGCACGACGCTAATAGCCCGCGCTGATGGGTCCACTTGGTTTGGTCTGTCGAAATATTACATAAATCACGTTAGGGGAAAAGAATGAAATTTGACGATTGGCTTTTTCACCTGCTACTGGCAGCCGAAATTGGAGACAACCCTGATGCCCACATCAGACGTGCAGCCGTTGAGCGCAAGGCATGGCACAAGAGCCGCAATACCGATGTTGTAACGATGCGCGTCCTGAATCGTTTGATTAAATCACCAGCACCTGCGGCCTTGTTGCGCGGAACATTGACTGAGGCGCATTTTACCAATGACTAAAAACACAACTCCCCACGAATCATGGGAGCAGCAAAGCCTTGTTGCCGAACTTGAACGGATAGAACCGGGAATCCTGATTGAAACCAACCCCGCCGCCGGAATGAAACTCACCAAGGCTATGGCTACTAAGACCAAGACGCTTGGCTATCAAGCCGGGACGCTGGATATTTTCCTCCCGGAGCACCGAGTCTACATCGAGTTAAAGCGACAAAAAGGCGGCTCACTATCCCCAGAACAAAAAGCCCGTATCCTCAGGCTTGAATCCGCTGGCTATCGCGTGATTGTCGCAATGGGTGCTGTCGATGCAATTAATCAGTTGGGCAAGCTGGGCTTATTTCAGTTTACTTGATGTATATATCATTATATAATCATATCTACATCAACAGAGAAACATGGAGAACATCATGAAAGTCGATATTAAAGACCGTATTACAGTGACGGACCTGAACGGGGAAGACCTGAGAGGGGCAGACCTGAGAGGGGCAGACCTGAGAGGGAAAGACCTAAGCAGGGCAGACCTGAGCAGGGCAGACCTGAGCAGGGCAGACCTAAGAAGGGCAGACCTAAGCAGGGCAGACCTGAGCAGGGCAAACCTGTACGAGGCAAACCTGTACGAGGCAAACCTGAGCAGGGCAAACCTGAGCAGGGCAAACCTGATCGGGGCAAAGCTGAGAGGGGCAGACCTGAGCAGGGCAGACCTGAGCAGGGCAGACCTGAGAGGGGCAGACCTGAGAGGGGCAGACCTGAGCGGGGCAAACCTGAGAGGGGCAAACCTGAGAGGGGCAAACCTGAACGGGGCAGAACTGAGCAGGGCAGACCTGAGAGGGGCAGAACTGAGCGAGGCAAGCCTGAGAGGGACAGGCATGGACGGGGCAGACCTGAGCGAGGCAGATGTTTTTAGTGTTGCTGCTTCGGAGGCTACAGGTAATTACATGATTTTCATGACAAACACGCATCTGAAAATTGGATGCGAGTTCCACACTATTACCGACTGGATTGGTTTTGACGAAAGCGCAATATCAAAAATGGATGGCGAACGCGCCATTGAATTCTGGAGGATCTGGAAGCCTATTCTTCAACAGATTGCAAAAAACAATGGATGGATTGCTTGATGACCCTATCACCCGAAAGAGACGGTAAATTCACCGCAAGCGGAATTTACCGTCTGATGGCAGCAAACGGACAAGTCGACTGGACACCCGACCGCGAAGGCGCGAAGGGTGTCGGATACACAGTTTGGACTAACGGAAAACAGTATATTGATACTGTGTTTGCCACGGTTGCCGCTTATGACGATTTCATCCGGTCAGAACGCGCCCGTCTTGGTGAATTTACCCTGAGCGCGGGGGCGAAGACCTACGCCGAAGAAAAGGCAATGGAACTGCTTTTTGGCGAAGACGAATACGAGCCACAGTTGCAAACGCTCGACATTAAGCGCGGAAATGAGCGCGAATCAGGTGCATGTGCTGATCTTGCTATGCGTCTTGATACCGATCTTTTCCACATCGGAGAAAGTCAGCAGTTTATCCCATGGGTCAATGATTCCGGTGCAACGCCAGACGGGCGTATCGGCTCGGTTGATGGCGTGACGTTTGACGTTAAAAGCCCGAAACGCGCCAATCACCTCAGTAATATCTTGACCGTCACGGACAACGACTCGCTACTCAAGGCCAGTGCCTGTTACTACTGGCAGCAGCAAACACAAATCGCCGCAGCCGAACAGGATTACGGCTACTGGGTCAGTTACAACCCGGTAGCCAACAACCCACGCGCACGTTTGCACGTTGTCCGCATTGACCGCAATCAGGCGGACATTGACAAAATGGCGCAACGGGTAGCGATGGCTGCGGAATATAGAGATGAAATTGTTAACAAAATTAGGAGTTTATAATGGCTAAGTACTTACATGTTCTTTTTAAAGAAGGCACTAAAAAGGAGCTTGCCCGCTTGTCAGTGGAGCTTGATACAAACATGACCGAGATTGTTCGGCAGGCGGTGCAGGAATTTTTGATTAAACATAAACCAATAACGGAGACAAAGACGAATGAAATTTAATATCGACAATAAATTGAAAGAGGTGACATCTGAATGAGTGCAGTAGCAACATTAACGCTGATCGCACTGCTGAACAACGCACCAGCAATGCACCCCGTCCAGTGGAGTATCGACGGGAATAACATTCAGGGGAAACGCCACAGCTTAACCCACGAGGTGAATTACGGAAAACATAATGTGTGCGCCTCTTATGAAGCTGTGACGAGATGCCGTGAAGCTAACGTAATTGGAGACGTGGAGGTGAGAATATCCGTCGACAAAGATTACAGCTTTACCAATAAATAGGGGTATGAAAATGACTAGTCCAAAGGTAAGAAATGCCAGACAAAAACGCAATCGGGGTATAAACGAGTCGATTGTGAGTAACAAAACCAAAGACCACGAAGCGAAAGCTGTGCAGGTTGCGAATGCGCAGCCAGCAATTTGGCGCGATACTGATCTTACCAACACTGATTATTGGATGTGTAAAAGATGACAGGCACTTAAGCCAAACGAAAACGCCCCACTCTTTCGGGTGGGGCGCTACCGTGCTGAAAGGTGTTAGAGCACCAAACAGCCAATTACTGACAACCATTTGAAGAGTAACCAGTATGCAAAATCATACCTCAAAACCGCCCAAAATGGGCAACACCCCGCGTTATATCGTGGAAACCCCTAACCAGCTTTTGTCAGACGATGGCAAGCGCGTGGAGGTGAAGTCATGAAACACCCCATAGCAACCACCATTATGTTTGCAGGCATTGCCCTAAGCATTGTCGCGTGTGTGGATGACACCTTGCACACCAACAAGCGCACCGTAACCGCCACAGCCTACACATCCCATCAAAACCAGACCGATAGCACACCGTTTGAACCGGCTTGTGGTGGCGATCTACGCGACGGCAGACGCGCCATTGCTGTGAGTACCGACCTATTCCGCCACGGCCTAAAATGCGGGGTGAAAGTACGCATCAACGGGAATGAATATGTGGTGCGTGACCGCATGAATAACCGCTTCAGTAACCGCATAGACCTGTATGCCGGGCTGGATTCACACGCGGCGCGTCAATTCGGCAAACGGGCGGTGGAGATCGAATGGAGGGATTTATGAGCAACTCAAACCTGCCCCTATGGTTGCAACACCATGATGGAAATACCCCGCACCCTACCCCGGAACAAGTCGAATCCGACTACCAGCGCGAACTTAAAGCCGCTCAGGACGCTATCGACGGAAAGCCCGACAGTAAGGAAACCAAGGCTATGCACGCGGCGTTGATGGGCTATTACGGCAGCATGACGCTGGACGGAACACCAACCGCAGGCCGACCAACCAACGCATGGGAAGCCCTGCAAGGTTTCCTTGCGCGGGTTGACTGGAACACGCTGTTTATCCGTGTTGCGCGGATATTGAGTGCTGC